TCTCCTCTAGGCCTAACTTACCATAGGCCGGTTCATATTCCTAGCTATTGGTGCAAGAGCGGCTACGCCCCGCGGGCCGCGGTTCATGTTCCGCGCTACGTCGGCCAAAGTTATTACGCCGCCTTTTGCCTTAAAAGCATCCGGGAAAACTTCTTCATACGAATAATCACCGTATTCTAGGCTTTCCCTTACCATATCCGCCGCTGCTTCTGCGGCAGCGTCTTCCGACATAGTTATGTCATCATCAGGGGCATCAGCCCGTCTAGTTTCAACAGGATTTAATTTGGCTTTCCTAAAATCCAAAAAACGGCGTTGCACGTTACGGGCTTCAGCCTCCCCGTACACACTTTCATAGGCGGCATATGCCACGCTTTTTAAAAAATCGGGGTCCATTTTAGAACCCATTTTTTCTTCTATTAAGGCCATAATACGAGACCCGGAAGCCCCTTCCGGAAAACTTTCTTTTGTCTGAACCCAATGCTGAAGCTCATGTAACAAGCTTGATTGAAGCTCCGACTGAGACTGAGAGTCTCTCAGGCCAATGGTCGGCTTTCTGTACGGGCTTTCCACGCCACTAGCATACATAGCCCGCGGAGCATTCCAGACCGGCTCTCCTTTTGGTGCCGCAAGGTTTACGACTAAAACGTCTTTAATTTCAGGGTACTGCTCATATAACTCGGGGAAATTAAATATTTCACCTACCGTGGGTATTCTACCCCTGTTTAATTCTAAAAGATTACCTTCCTCGTCAAAGGTTACTTTTCTGTATTCGTCGCCAAGACCAAAAGCATAGCCCCTACCATAGTCCACATCCAACATCTCAACCGGACCGTCTTCTTTAAACTTAGAGTTAGCTGTGGGTATTTCAAACCGAAAAGCGGCAGTGTCACTACCTAAAACATCACTGTCAAAAAAAGCTTGTGTTGCTCTAAAAATCTCGTCCGGGGACTTGCCCATAGCTCGCAAAGATTTTGCAACCTGCTCTTTGTCCGCACCACTTAAAGATTTCCTACCGGCCATAATACCGAGCACTTCTCCGGTATCGCCCGCAGTACGCGCAATACTTATCGCCGTCCCACCAGCTACTGGCGCAGCAGCTAGAAACGGATCAAACCGATACTCTTCATTAGTCTCCGGATCATACGCGTAGTCCGCACCTTCCATCAAAGCCTGTGCGCCTAGCATCTGCTCTTTAGGAATGCCCGCAATACCCTCCGCTACCGCTGACGCGGTTTCCCCCGGCTGATCTATAAGCTGTTTAAAAAAATCTATCCCGCCTTGAATAGATGCGGGGACCGCGGGCCGCGGTTCGCCATACACGCCCGGTGTTGTCGAAGTGTAGCGCCGACCCATATCTTCGGTGTACACGGTCCGCGGATCTTCAATAACAGGGTACTCTACTGGGGCAAGATAACTATACGCCGCCTCTAATCCGCCAAGGATTGGGACACCCGAATATTGACGTTCTGACGGCGGAATCCCCGTGTATACTTTTTCGTCAGCCAACTTCCCGCCCCAAAATAGTGGACACCTGCTCCATTACTTTCGGATCAAGGTTAGCTAATACCTGTTTAACAGGGGCTTGTATGCCCGCCTGCTTCAACAACTTGCCGCCAACGGCCTCGTTACGCAACTCAACCATCTGACCAAACTGAAAGCCGCGCTTCTTATCAAACATCTGCTTGTCTATAGGGCGACGTTTAAACTGCTCCGGAGCTAAATCCTTATATATGTCAAAACCCTCTATGCCCGGATATTGCGGAATAGGCTGCATTGTGTCAGGGCCCGTTGTGTCCGCCCCCTTACTAAGGTCCACGGACATAATGCCCCCTACAGGGACTTCGCCGCCCTGATTAAAAAGAGATGGTCGGCTTGCAAAAATAGAACGCAGGTTCGTCCCTTGCCCCAACGGTGTTGCGTCCGGAATCCCTAATAAACCTTGCGACAGCATTAGATTTTGCTTATTCGCGTCAGAACTTCCAAGCGGCTGCATCTGATATGGATTATTTTCGTTAAATCCTACAAGCGGCTGCATCTGACTTCTATCTGGAACATTGAAATACCGAGAGTCTGGAGACATTTCTTTTTGTATGTTTGACGCATACCGCCCCGGAGGTAACGGACCGTATTGGGCTGACAGCCCAGCATGAATGTTCTGATCCTGCATACCCTCCGGTTGAATAGGAGGAGGTAACAGGCCACCGCCAAGGGCGTTTTGTGGAACGGGGAACGCCGTGCCACCACCGAGAATCCCGCCAACATGCTGCATCGGTATATTAGCAGGTGCCGTTGGTCGGCCCTTGCCGCCAGAACCATCGCCATATACAACCCTATCTAAACTCTCAATCATTGCCGTAGACATTCTGCCAAGGTTTTCTAAACCACCAACGATGCCACCCTCCCGCATCGCAATCTCCGGGGCCGACGGTCCAAAGTCACTGCCAGAACGACCCTCCGGGAAATCTTGGTACATGTCATAGTAATCGAGGCGCTGATACGCACCGTCAACAGGCGCATACTCCTCTAAAAAAGGACCCGTAAGATCCGCAGGCCGCGTTTGATCCTCCGCGTATGCCGGTCCAGAAAACCCGCTCTCCTGCATGTATGCCGGATTATCACGGGTTAAACCCATCGCGTCGTTCAAAGACATGTCACCCATGTCTAAATAAGTTGAACTGCCCGCAGCCCCTAAATCTACTACAGAATTACCCATCAATAATATGCCCTTATCTGAACCTGTGCGTCCTCGTCATCCCAATCGTCACTGGGCAGTTGGACAAAATTACCCTGACGGTAACGCATCAATGCCTGTGTCATGCTGTCAACCAAATCGTCGTGCTCCCCGTTTGGAAATGCCGCCACCTCCTCTATCATCTCATCAGCGAAGACGGTGTCGGGGGCCCAAACCATACCAGACTCAAAAAGAGGCGATACAGAGTGAACTCTCGTTAGCTTATCATTTCCCTTGCTCGGCGTAAAGTTAACAACGGGTATACCCATGTTTCTTAATTCCTGCGTCAAAGGTAGCCCAGACGCCTTGGCTTCTACAATTACAGTATCAGGTTCCCAATAATGATACTGCTCCAAAGCCTCCTTTTTTAGCTCCGGAAAGTCCCACCGGTCCTTTTTACTATCTAATAATATTATTCCGGGGGGACCCCCAGCCTCTTCTGGACGAAATACGCCCCACGTTGTTATCGCGCTGTAGTCCGCCGTCTCCCGCTTACTAAACGCTGTGTCATAGCTCTGAATGACGTATTCAAGACTTGGTATGCTGTCCTTTTCCCACTTTTTCCACCACTCACGCGGAATAATCGCATTCTCTTCACCCGTCGGGTTCTGCTGATACTGCGCGTTCCACTTGCTCGGGGGAATAGATGCGCGGACCGCGGTCAGATCTTCAAGAGACCAGAACTCCGGCCAACACGGGGTCCCGTCATCAAAAATAGCCGGTAACTCTACAACTTCCCACTGATCCGCTAGGGGGTCTTTAGCCATCGCTCTTAAAAGCTGGCCCGTCATATCCTTTTCTGACCACCGGGTCTGGACCAAAACAATCGACCCACCCGGCTGGAGCCTCTGCCGGGGGCCCCCTGTGTACCAGTCCCAAGCGTCGTCAAAGCCGTTGGCGGACATCGCCGTCTGCTCCGAGTGCGGATCATCAATGATTACAAGATCCCCACCACGGCCAGCAAGATTACTGCCAACGCCAACAGCATAGTACATGCCTCCGCTAGAGGTATCCCAACGTCCAGACGCCTTACTATCCGCAGCCAGTTTAACATCAGGAAATACCTCTTTATAGCGGTCGTCGTCCAAAAGGTTTTTGGTTTTACGACCAAAGTTAACGGCAAGCTCCGTGGTGTGCGTTGCCTGAATGATCTTCATCCGTGGGTTCTTGCCCATCATCCACGCAGGAAACAAGAAGGATGCGAACTCTGACTTCGTATGGCGCGGGGCCATGTTGATAATCAAGCGTTTTAGTTCGCCTTTTGCAACTCTTTCCAGCTTTTCTGCAATAATCTTGTGGTGACGACCAGCAATAAACTCGGGCCACATAGATTTTACAAAAGTTAGGAAGTCCTCTTGGCAAGCTTCATTCTTCTCGATTTGCGCGAGTCGCAGGCGAAGCTTTAACTCCTGATCGGAAACATCCATAGGGGGCCCCTGAACAAAAAATTTATAAAATATTTATGCCTGTTTTTTGCTCAGTTAACAAGTTTTCCGTTTTTGCCTAAAAAATAGGCAATCTAAGCTCAATATTTGGGCAGGAGGTGCCTAAAAAATAGGCAATGTTTCACGTGAAACAATCCATATCGTTTTTTATATAACTATTTGTCAGAAACATGGCCCTTGCCCCCGCTAGGCAGGCCGGTGGCCGCGGTGCGCGGATCGCGGATTTTTGGCGGATTTCTGCGGTTTTTTGACCCGATATGCAGGGGCCCCTTGCCATTGATCACGGGGCGCAAAACACGGGCTTTTGTTCGCGGATCATGGCCAGCCGGTCACGGATCACTGCCCGCTGCCGACGGGATTTGCCCGCCGGATCATGGCCAGCCGGTCACGGTTCACGGATCGCGGTTCACGGATCGCGGCCGGTGATTTGCGGGCCGGTATGTTTGGGGGATGGATCGCGGGGCACGGCGCGGCTTCATTAACTCTTTTAAACCGGCAATGCTGGCCAGCTAGCGGGCATAAGAAAACCCCCGCCAGTTGGATACCGGCGGGGGCGTTGTTAGCTTGTGCGGGGCTTAAATCGTCTCTATTCGCAGGGTTGCGCCTTCTAGCACTTCTTTGACAATGCTTTCGACGGCTTCACGCTGGTCAACCTCGTCAATTTGATCGGGCAACCGATCGTCAATCATATCTTCTATTTCGCTTTGATGATCATAGATATTAAAATCGATATTGAAATCCCTAATTGCGCCGTCAACCGCCGCGTCGGCCTTTGCTTCGGCCAAGGCTTCGACTTTGTCCCCAATCAAAGCCATGATCGCATCACTTAACTGGTCAAGTTGTTCGGCTTTGAATTGATCACGGCGGTTCACTTCGTCCAACTGGCGGCGCAATCCGGCAATTGCTTCATCTTTTGGGTCAATGATTGAGTCGTTATCAAAGTTTAGATTTTCCATTTTACTATTCCCGTAGTAAGTGCGGCCAGCCAATCCGGCCGCTTGTGAGATAATATGCGATAACACCGGCCAGCCTGTCAAATAAAAAAAACCCCGCCGATCAGGGCGGGGCAATGGGGCAATGCGGGGCGGGTTATTCCTTGCCGATATCGCCCGCAACATGCTGGCGCAATATTGCGCCGGTTGGCAGGGTTTTGACAAAAGCCCGCAACCGCTCGCCGTCGGTTTGAGCTTGCGCCTGTTTGGCGGTATTCTGCCAATGAATATTGACGTTCCCGCCGTCGGCATAACAGCCGCCGCGCTGGCCGGTGTTGATTTTCTTTTTGCCCGAACCGTGCGCGGTAAATGTAATAATATAATCACGATCGGGGCGGGCGCATAGCGGCAAGCCATCGCCGCAATTGTTGCACGTTACCGCGCTATTATATTCAGCGGGGCACCGCACAAGCCGAACGTCGGCCAATTTATCCCATTTGCCATTTACAAAGAAATTTTCAGGGGTGACGGTTACAACCGGAACGCCCCAACCTAACGCTGAATAGGCGTCGTTTAAACCGTCGGCACTGTAATTAATCACGGTTTTACCGGCGGCTAATTTATGCGCCCAAAAAAGCGGGTCAAAGTGGGAATAGGTAAAAGAGATGCCGCGGCGGGGCACGGCGGCCGAAACCGCGGCAAGATAGGCTTCGTCTATTTCGGCGCAACCGCGCCCGCTTGGATTTAATGTGCAGCTAGCGGGGCACGTTGCAAATTTATCGCCGGTTCCGGCGCGATATGTGACGGCGCAACCGGCGGTTTTTTTTGCGGTGCTAATTGCTGTAGTTTTTAACATGGTAAAACCCTTTCCAGAAAATTTAAAACTTTCCGCCTTATCTCATAATCTCGCATATAATGCAAGCCTAAACAAAAAACCCCGCCGATCAGGGCGGGGCTTGTTGGTTTTTATGCTGGCCGGTTATGCGGCAATAGCTGCCACCCGTTGCCAGTCGGCGGGTTTCATGTTGAGCAATTGCCCGCCCCGTTGCTGCCATAAATCGACGTCGTCAATGTCAGCTTTATGTGATACGGCTGTCACCGCATTGATCAGGGTTGCCCGTGATAATGGGCGGCCTTGTTCATAACCGGCTTGGCCGATAGTGTCCAAAAGCCCGTCTAATACGCTGCTAGTCTCTTTTTTGGTTAGCTGCATAACTTTACCAAGCCCGCCAACAACGGCGGTTTTGTCAATGGCGAACCCGTCGATAGTATCAGCGGCGGCTTGTTTCATTTGCTCAATGACCTGATCGAATGCGTCGCGGCTTGAATACACCCCGACAAGATCGCGAATTTTTAATTCAAGCGCGTGATTATCAGCGTCTTTTGCCTGATCAGATAACAAGCCCCAGTCGTCGGTATCACGGGCGCTTGTGATATGGCTTGACCGTGTTTTGTTTTGGGTTTGCATTCCATTAAGGCAAGCCAACGTCCAAGCGATTTGGTAAACGCTGACTGATCCCGCGCCAACTTCCGAATTTTGCAAGCCAATGCCATTAGCCATCAAATCATTTAACGCGGCACCCGTGCCAGTCTGGACAAGAGATTTAAGGCGCAAATATAACCGCTTGTCGGTCACGTCTGCATTTACCACCTGAAACGCGGCGGGGTTGTCCATCAATTGCGGCAATGCGGCTTCAAGCAAATTGACATTGTCGAACGTCTTAAACTTGTCTGAAACAAAAGCCCGCACCATGCCATTAGGGTTTTCGGCATTGTTCCATTGCGAGCGGGGCGGCTGGTTTATACCAACACCGCCAAACGTAAACGGCGCGGCTGTTTCAGCATGGCGTGTTCTGATCATGCGGACGTCGTCGCTATCACGCCAGATTGCGTTCAAAAGCCCGTCGAATTCAGCGGGATATCTGGCCTGAAGCCGTCGCGCCGTGCGGGTGTCGATTTCGGCATGGCTGGCAATTTGCCCGAACGACACGTCGTTAATGTCGAAAAACTGCGTTGGAACCCCGCCGGATTGCTCGACGACGATTTGCGGCTTGCCCGTGTCAGTGGTGGTTTTCTGCAAATCTTTAAGCGGTGCCAGATAATCAGCGTTGCGGCTGGCCTGATCCTGTACCTTAACCAAAAGATTAGCGAGAGAATTTTTGTTGTTTTCGATAGTATGTGTCATTTTTCTATTTCCCGTAGAAGTTAAAAAACCAGCAACATTGCTGCTGCTGGGGATGGTTGTCTCATAAAAGCCCATATTAGTCAAGCTTGAATTTTTTAAAATTTCTATCGGCGTCGGCGTTTCACATATCGCGTTCGCTTTTGCGAATATTTTTCCCAGTCTTTCCCGTAAAGCAAACGGCCGATAATACTGAATATAAACATTAAGCTTTTTTCCCTTCTTTATCTTCACGACGGCGCATTTCCCAAACCATATGCTCGACATTAGACAACGCCCCGCATATTTCGGGCAGATCGTTCTGGTAAGCCAGATCATACAATGCCACCAGATCAATATGGATTTTTCTTTTAACGTCGATCATCGTTCTAAACTCCCGTGTTAATTAACGACAGCTTTTACATATAGGATTATCTGGGACATATCAAGTCTAAAATCACATCCCAGTTAAATTTGCCTTTTTGATGGTGTGTTGGCTCGACGGATTGCAGCCCGTCCATTTTTAAATCAACGGCGGCTGCGGCCGGATACAAAAACAATTCCGGATCATCCACCGGTTTGTTCTGTTTTTTAATCAGTATCCACGACGGGCTGTGCTGGTGGCGTGAAAGCCATGCCACTTGAGATGGTTGAAGGGTGACGGCGTTGCTGGTCAAAAACTTTAACTCAACAAAACAGAACGTGCCGCTTTCATTACACAAAAGAACATCAGGGATGCCCGCACCGATTGAATTTTCAATCCGCGTCAATAATATCTTGCGGTTCGATTTCTGTGTCGCTTCCTTCATCTGCTTGTAAAAGCCTGCTTCGCGCTTTACCGCGATTGCTGGCATTCTTTTTTTCTTTGGGAGTGATGTTGATGGTGACTGGGGCATAGCTTTGCTTGATTTCCTCTAACGCCTTCAAAACGTCATCTTTGCTCATACTATCAATAGAGCCATGACGGATTTCAGATTTGCTAACATATATGTCGCCTTGCGCTTGACCGCGCCGATACTCCGCCTGAACGGCTGCGCTGTACGCGCCGTTCTGCAAAGCCACATCACGGATAGTTTGAAGGTCACGCAGATGGCGTTGGTAGGTCACCCCAAACTTTTCGTCCAACTCACGCCGATAAGCGTTGATCGCCGCGACAACGTGCGGAGAAATGTGCGGGTTGGTTAGTTCATACGCCCTACTGTGCGCGGATGTTACCGCGTAACCAGCATTGATCGCGGCCTCACGCAAAGTTATCTGGCCGTCTTTACTTACAAGCTCTTTTACAAAAAGTTCTTGCTTGCGTGTCAGGGGTTGTTCTGTTGTTGCTGGCGGCCTCCCTCGCGTTTCACGGGGCTTGCCAGTCACTTTACTTGCTGCTTTTCTTGCCATAGGATTTCACCGTTAATTAGGTCACGTCCCATAGTTTATACAGGATATACCTATATAGGGTCAAAAATATTTTTGTTTTTTTTTTCAATTTTGACCGCCAGTCCGCGGAAAATATTAAAGAGGTTACATTTTTGTAAATCATCCGTGTAACCTTTCGTGTAACCTCTTTTTCGTTGTCTACTATACGTTACAGAGCAAAGTTACACGGTTACACCGGTAACACCTATTTTAAAAACTTTTTTCTCGTTCTCTTTTTCTGACGTATATAGTAGAAACGCGAATTAACGTAACCACGGACATTTTCCCGCCCGCCAATCTTCAATAAAGGCTTTCATAGCAAAAGCTCGTCGCACCGACACATCGAACCGTGATCCGCGGTCACTGGAGTTTGCAAGGTTATACACCCACGCGGAAGACACCCCGACATTATAGTGATCTGACACGGTATCGGCGATATCTTTTGCTTTGTTACTTTTTAACGCGTCCTGCGTCCCGCACCGTATATTAGATAAGAGTTGTTCTGCATCCATGTTTCACCTTCCTTTCTAAAATTATTATACTAGAAAACAAATAACGTAACAACCCTTTTGAAGAAGAGTAACCGTTCTGTGGTTTTTGCACTATTTCCAAGCATCCCAAAGTAAAAAGGCCAGCAGGGCGAACCCGCTGACCAGATAGGTGGTTATGAAGATATCTTCAGGTGACATCGCTGAAACCTTTTTTGTTAGGCTCGACGATTTCCATTGCCCACTGTGCTGTCTGTTTGACGAAACATTCGTCGGGCAGTTTTTGCGACGCCTTATGGATCGAACGGACGGCGGACTCTAGCTGGGCTAGTTTGATTGACGTGCCTTGTTCGATTGCGGCTTCGACGTTATCAAGAGACATTTTGTTCCGCCTCCCCGTACTCGATGCACTCATAGCAGGCGGTGGGTTCATCGAACATTTCTGTCAGGGCTTCGCACTCTTCGCATCCTGCGACAGGTTTAAAATCTGGGGACATAGGATTTACCCTCCTTTTGCAAATTTTTAACCAACATATATTCGCGGTGCTTGGCGTCTATTGCGTCCTGATCTGCTTGGTCGAAACACATATCGCCAAATTCGCGCATCAATCTGCGGACTTCTTCGTCCACACATAAAAGTCTATTATCAGTTTGCATTGTTGTCACCATCAACCTTCCACACGTTTTCAAGCGTCCAGTCTTGGCCGCCTTTGCACTCCCAGCCCTCGATGTCAATATCGCCAGCTAGCTCCCACGCCTCGTCTTCGCTATTTGCCTCGACGATTAGCTCGTAACCCACATCCATTGTGGCGGTTATTTTAAACTTTGCCATCGTTAGCCTCCCAAGTCCGCAGACCATGTGCATGGTCTTCCAGAAAATACGCAATTTCTTCTGCATTGCTGTCGTCCAAGGTGCCGTCTTTAAAAAGTTTTGCCCAATGCTCAAGGCTGTCGATAAGGCTAGAAGAACCGTGAGCCGCGGTTTTTGTTGCTTTGCCTACGATATACGCAGCGCGGAGCTCGTTCTCTATTACCTTAAAGTCATCCAGATACATGGTTACGGCGGGGTTGGCGTCCTGATGTGTGATCAGGTCGTCGTAGTCAACACCAGCGCATTTAGCGATATATCTGGTGCGTTCGTTAGCGTTAAATGTCATAGCAATCTCCCGTATCTACCATTGATATTCGTAGTCGTAATTATATTCGGCATCCAATGAGTGCCACGCCAGTTCATAAGCATGATCCCAGTTTGTGTGGTAGCCGGTGGCTACATCATCATCGGCAATACATTTTGCCCAATGATCAAGACTAGGCTCGTGGTCAAGTGGTAATTCTTCCATAGCAATCTCCCGTAGCTATATGTATACGATTTATCCCATATACTATATAAATAAAAAGTTGTCAATGGCGGACTTCATCTTCTGTGGAGGCGGCAGCGGCGGCGGCGTGGCTCATGGCGGATGACAGCATTCCAAGGGTTGTGCTTTCATCGGGGCTGGACAGGATAAGCCGGAAGATAAGCGCGGTCAGCGCACCGCCCATCGCGGCTCCGGCTTGGATGTCGCTATTTTCGAAATCGTCTAGCAGTTCATTCATCATTTCGCTTGCTAGGTCGAAATCCTTTTCCAGATCGTTGCTCATCCGCGCTGTATCCTTTTCCACGCCGCTTGTATGTCGGCGGATTTATCGACGGCTTCACGGCTATATTGGCCTTCGGCCGCGGTTCGTGAAGCGTGTAGCACGACACATGTATTGACCAGAGCGACGGCTGTTTGCCAATCCATTTCCCGTGCTTTATCCAAAATTATATCAGATTTCTTCATTGTTGTCTCCTTTTTAGCCATTCTTCTCTACCGCCCTTTCCATAGAACTCTTCGGGCATTTTGTTGTTTTTAGCTAGGTTTTCCCAAGCGGGGATAACTTGCAAGTTCCACGGAACGTGAAGACCGCAAATTGTGTCGCCTTGTAGGGGATAATAATGATCAACATGGTGCTCTACACCGGTACGTTTAGATATTTTTTCTCGTTCTTTGTAAAAACGATAAAAATCTTTATTTCTTAAACCTTTTAAAATGGTTCGTGCTTTGGCAGCCCAATACTTACGAGTGTTTGCCGCGTTTTCCGCAGCATGGTCTTTAAAATATTGTTTTCGTCTTTCCATATAACGGTCATAATTTTCCGCTTTCCATTTCACATTATAGGCTTGCCGCGCTTCACGGTTCTCCGCTCTATACTGTTTGTTATACAAAGCAATTTGCGTTTTATTTTTTTCGCGATATTTTTTGCCACCTTCGCGATATTTTGTAGAGTTTGCCTCTCTCCAGATCACCTTCATCACTTTTGATCTTTTCTGGTGACACTCAAAGCAATCCCCCGTCGAAACAAACTTTTTTGTTGTCCCACACGTTTTACAGTTGTTGCCATGAAAATGTGTTTCCCCCGCCGCTTTAGCTTTTCCGCGAGGGGTGTTCAATGGAGGGTTTTTCTTAGCTTCCTGTTGGCAGACCACGCATCCCGCGCCCGAAACTCTGCGTTCCGCTATGTGACCGTTGGCGCACGGCTTTCCATTAAAATATCTATCCAACCCAAGTGCTTTGGCTTCTTCCCGTTTCAAAACTTTACAGCCGTATTTTTTTTCTAAAGCTTTGCGAGTTTCTTCGCGGTTGTTTTTTGCGCGTTCCCTGTTTGCCGCGTTTCTGCTACCCGCGTTTTTTATCAGGCGGTCGTGATGACACTGGCTACACCCCGAGTTACTTACAAAACGCTCAGACAAATGCCCCTTCTTGCATGGCACACCATTGAAATACCGTGTCACGCCTTGAGCCAAAGCTTCTTGACGACTAATCATATCAATCTCCAGTAGTTAGATAAGATATATCCCATATACTACAGTGACTACATATAGTCAACACGAAAAAAACCCCCAGAGCGGCATCACTCTGAGGGCTTCACTACGGGAATGTAAAGCTTGGGGGCTCTACAAAGACCTTTATATACGATTGTATGGGAATTGCAACATATAAATAGGCATAAAAGATGTTTT